GCGGAGGTTTTGTTTTACACATACCGCATTCGCATGGCCGAGTGGCGGAATGGCAGACGCACCTGACTCAAAATCAGGCACCTTCACGGGTGTGTGGGTTCAAGTCCCACCTTGGCTACCAGGTTATCTAATTATAGCCCCCCATCGGATACTTTTACCGACCAGGGGGGCTTGATTTTTTTGGAGTCTTAGCTCATTTTTGCCACATCTTTTCACTTCTATCAACTTTTGCATCCAAAGCAAAAATGGGGCAACTTTTTACGAATGTTGTCCACGTGGTGGGGCAACTTTTGCGGAGGTTATGCCTATGCTCAGCGACGCCAAGGTTCGCAGCGCGAAGCCAAGGGAAAAGACGTATAAAATTTACGACGAGGACGGCCTATATCTTGAGGTTCCGCCGTCTGGAAATCCGAGATGGCGCTGGCGGTATCGTTTTCGCGGTAAGGAAAGCCGGGTGAGTCTTGGCGTATATCCGAAGACGTCGTTGAAGCAGGCACGGGCAAAGCGCGACGAGATGAAGGAAGCGCTCGAAAAAGGGGCTTCTCCTGCTGAGCAAAGGAAGGCCAAAGCGGATACTTTTGAAGCGCTGGCGATGGAGTGGTATGTCTCAAACGTCGGCAGACGATGGAACGACAGGCATGCCAAGGCCATCCTTTGCCGTCTCAAACTCCACGTCTTCCCAAGGATCGGGGAAAGATCTCTCTTGGATCTTGAGCCGCCGGAATTCCTCGGCATCGTGAAAAAAATCGAACAGGCTGGGGCGCGGGAAACGGCGCACCGGGTGCTTATGATCTGCTCGCAGATCTGCCGGTATGGTGTAGCCACATACCGCATGACAAGCGATCCGTGCCGTGATCTGCGTGGGGCGCTTGTACCGGTGAAAAAGAAGCATTTCCCGACGCTGACGGACACGGATGAGATACGTACACTTGTCAGGGGAATCGATGCCTATCCGGGGGAAGAAGTGCGCGTATTGATGACGCTGCAGCTTTTGACTTTTGTGCGTCCCGGCGAGGCCAGGCTTGCGACATGGGATGAATTTGACCTTGATGCCGGGATGTGGACGATCCCGGCGGCAAGGATGAAGATGGGGCGCGAGCATCTTGTGCCGCTGGCGCGGCAGACGGTTGCTCTGCTTAAGGAATGGAGGGCTGAAGGATTCCGCCGCAGCAGGCTTGTCTTTCCGGCGCTGCGTGCACCGAACGGGGACAGGCCGCTGAGCGACAGTACTGTGCTGATGGCTTTGCGGGCCATGGGATGGGAGAAGGAGCAGTTTGTTGCGCATTCGTTCAGGTCGCTTGCGTCCACGCGGCTGAACGAAATGGGATACAACCCAGACGTCATCGAAAAACAGCTTGCGCATGAACCGGGGAATGCGGTTCGTGTCGCATACAACCGCGCGCAATGGCTTCCTGACAGGATCAAACTGATGCAGGATTGGGCTGATTTTCTTGATTCCCTAAGGAACGGATAAAAGCCTGGACTTCTGACAGCCTCCAGAATTTCAGCGCGTTCACCTTGTGCGGCTTTGGGAATCTTCCTTCGTCAACCCAGCGGGAAAGCGTGTTCTGGTGGATGTCGCCGAGAAAATGGCAAACTTCCTGCGACCGCAGAAAACGGTCCTCAAACTGTTTTTCTCCGTTGCTTTCTGACATCTTTCTTTTCTCCTTCAATCCCACATTCCGGCGAGTTTTTCATACAGGGCGACGCCTGGGACTTCTGCTGACGGAAATTCCCGTACGATGTCCCGGCAGACTTCAAAGGCCATTTTGTCCAGGCCGAACCAGTTTTTCCCGACGCACCATGCGCGGCATGTTATTTTGACGTCTGCGATCATGTGGCAGACGGCGACAAGCGCTTCGGCCATCTTTTCTTCTGCGACCTGTACGTGCTGCTCGCCTTTGATTTTGCCGTCAAATCCGATGGCGCGGCAGAAGACGTTGATCTGGTCGGCTATCATGCGTTCTGCCCGGCATCCGATGACCTTTTTGGAAAGGTCTTTCTCGCATCCGGAGCGGAAGGACTCAAAATCATGAGCCAGTTCTTTCTGCTCCGGTGACCAGATTCGTTCGTCCGACAGTGGTGCCAGCAGGACAAGCGCAGACCATGCGCGGGCATGCTGGACGGCGTTGGTTGGTGTCATTTTTTTTCCTTATTTAGACAGATATGACCCGACGATTATGCCGGCGACAAAGAACAGAATGTAGTGTATGATGATCATGGTTCCCCCCCTCCTGTGAAATTCATCCTTCAGCATCAGCCAGCGCATGCACTTCATCGCATTTGCCGCGCGATTTGCCCGGCGCGGCGCGGGGCTGGGGTGAGATGGAGGTAGGATTATTTTTCGTCTTCATCCGGCCATGCCGGGCAGCCGTCGCGATCCATGCAGTTGTTGCACGCCCATGCAGGCTTTCCTCTGCCGGTGTTCGGGCAGGTGATAAGGGTTTCTTCTTCACCGGTTGGTTTTTGGGGTTGTTCTGGGGCTGGTTCATGAGCAGGCGCTTCCTGTTCAATGGACTTTGCGGCCCTTTTCTTTGTGGCCGGCTTCGGTGCTGGTTTATCCTGTTCTTTCGGGAGATCGAACCAGTCTTTCGGTTCGCTCATGCCGTCCTTGATGGACGTATAGATCTTGCGGAAGTTTTCCACCTGGGCCGGCTGTATCGCGTCAAGACGATGCCCCAAGCGGTTCTCGATGGCTTCACGGGTGACGCCGAACTGTGCGAAGACTTCAACGAGCTTCGCAGCGGCTTCGGCAACATTCCCGATTTTTGCTTTCATCGTCGCCTCACATTGTGCGACAGCATCCTCAATTATGTCACCTGGTATGATTTCAAGGATTGCGGCACGGACGCGGCGTTGGGCGTCATTCGCAATTTTTTCATAGATGTCTCGCGTGTCTGTGATGGCGTATCCACCTTCCCGCGTATCTCTCCAGTGTTTTACGCTGAACTGGCGAACGGCCTTTGTGTTCGTCTCAAGATCCCATGCAAAAGCCTCGCATTCGCTTGTGCCAGCGTCACGGCTCAATTCACGGAAGCCATAAGTCACATTTCCCCAGCATCTTGCCGCCGTTTCTGCCAGTCGGATGCTAGGGCCTGAAATTGCCGTTCCGCCTCGGCTGTACTGGTACAGCGCTGTTGCTGCCAGACTACTGCGCTGGCAAGCCTGCATGAGCCTGTCACGGGCTTGGAGCTCATTGCGAGGCCTGGAAGCTGCGATCACAAGGGCCGCCTGTACTTCTGCGACAGCGCGGGCCTGATCGGTGGCAAGGATGCCGTCGGCTGCGCGCGTAGCTGGTTGAAAGAATCCCGTGGTTTCCTGGGCAACTTCCTGCTTTCCGGTGAAAACCGGAACGTTGCTGTAATCTTTTTCCATGTTCACAAGCTCCTTGCGAATTTTTTATGGGCGGGAATGTACGGGCATGAATGCCAGTAACCACAGAATTTCGGGCTGCATATCCACGAATCAGGTTCAGCCGGCATAAAAATGCCTGCCCGGATGCTAGCCAGCATCGTCCGGAAGCGTCTGGACAGTATGGCAGTATCCATTTCGGATCTTTCCGTTTCAACAAGCTGGAGAACCGGAGTTGCATTGTTGACCAGCACGTCAAAGATGATTTTTTCCGGGTAGTCGCCCGTGGCGACTTTCACGGATTCGCGGTATGCCGTTGCCTGCATTGATGTGTGGGCTTTGTCGGTTGTCCATCTCCTGGAGCTGGTCTTGGTATCGCGCAGGGTCTTATCCGCTGTGAAACAGTCCAGGATGGTGATGATGGGCAGATCCACGCCGGGAAGTTCGATCACGATCTTTTCTTCCACAAGCGCGGGCATAATCCTTGTTCCCACTTCCTTGTGCCATACTGACGCCAGCCTGACCGCGCTGTCCTTGCCTTCGGCCATGGCTATCCTAGCTCCAGAAACTTCATCCGGTGCGATATAAACGCCATCCTGCAAGGCTTTCCCATAGGCTTCCGCAGCGCAGTCGAGGACCGCATCCAACGGCATGTCATTGCCGGTTTTTGCCTTGGTACGGTTGTGGATTTCAGCGGCCCTGTGAACGCCGGTCCCAACACGCGCGGCAATGCCTGGCGGGATGATCTCCTGCTCGATGTACCGCCGCCGCCATTGCTCGCCGCAGCGGTTGAACATGTCGAGCTGTGATACGGAAAGATGTGAAATCATGTTTCTTCCTCCGCGTCATCTTCTTCAATCTCTTCTTCCTGTTCGTCCTCTGCATCATCACGCTGGCACGGAGCCCACCACGGTGGCTGACGCATGCCGAGAGTGCAGTCGCCCATGTAATTCTCAAAAGAGCAATGGCAGTAGCACATTTTCCCTTTACCTCCATAAACCCGGCGCGTACGGGAGAACACTTTTGGAAGGAGCGCATGCGACACTCCCGTACACGCCTTTCCGGTACGCCCGGAAAAATCAAAATTTGTCAGCAGCGAAGGCGAGCACCAGCGCGGCGTAGATGAGCATGCACATGCCTGTCATCACCAGCGCCGTCCCGATGGCATTGATGACGTCGCGGATCATGCCGTTCCGCTCTTCCAGCAGGCGGTTGCGCTGCCGGAGGATGCGGTTCCGCTCCAAAAAAGACTGGGTCGCGATATCGTTAAGCATGGCTACCCCCTTGTTTGATGAAAACAGTATAGAAGATTTTTTCTTCATAGTCAATATATAAAATGAAACTTTTTTCTTCTCTTTTTCTCACAAAAAAAGCCCGCGTGGAGCGGGCATAAAAAAGGCCGGAAAAAATCCGGCCTATGACAGTTCCGAACTAGTCGGAACGCTTGCACAACGGCGGATTGTCATCTCCAGTCCGTTGTGACCTTGGTGTTACAGCACCAAGGTTTTGAAACCACCCTTCTGGTGGCAGACAGAAAAAAGATAAGCGTCCTGGCTTGCTTGGTCAAGCTGACCATTTTCGTGACGTCACGAAAATGGTCACACCTATGCGTATAGGCTAATGTTTGTAAGTTTCGCCTTACATGGAATCATGCAACGTTGTATTTGCTAACTGTATCGGCGTTTTTGGGGCTTCCTTTTCGTTGTCCGAAGAAAACACAGCCCTGATCATTCTGCCGAGAATAAGCGACGGGACAAGAAGCAGCGCCAGAACCAAAACCAAAAGATGGCGCGAATGGATCAAGCACAGAAACATATCGTCGCTGAAGCTGATCCATGCCAACGCGCCGAAAAACAATACATACAGCACGCCGCACACTACAGCCGTACACCAGAAAACGATACGCCTTTGGGTGTACGTCTGCTGGTCAAGCGGGGACATACCAGGAAGAGGCGATAGGAGAGCGGATTCTTCTTCCTGCGGGGCCAGTTCGTCAGACACGGTATCCCATCTCCTTGAGCCTGAACTTCATTGCGGCCACGGACACACGGAACGTTCTCGCCAAGTCTTCAGCCGTCTTGACGCGCGCAACGGAAATGGCCGCGTTGACAAACTTTGCGGGCATAAGCAGGCGTGCGGCAAAACTGTTTGCGTCGAGTTCCTTCTGGTCGTGGGATGACATGGTAAACTGGGCCGGAGTATCGCGGTCGCGCTCTCCATGGTTCAATACATGGTGCCCCAGTTCATGCGCTATGGTGAAGCGCTGACGCACAATGTTTTCATTGGGGTTATAGGTGATGCGCGGGCCGTTTTGTGCGTCACCCGGGGAATAATGGCCGCTCCCCTGCAAGCGAGGATCCGCCATAACGGCAACCCCCATCTGAACGGCGATGCGGGCAGGATCAACAGGAACGCTTCCGTCGTCCCAATACCGGCTGAGAACTTCATCTGCGGCAGTTCTGGACATCCTCGCACCTCCTTTTCAGCTTTTCTCAAGAGGTAACCATTTTCCTTGACACTGTCCAGTATCAGGATTTTCCCGCCGCCTTCACGGCTTTCAGCGCGTCGCGGCACACGTCAGCCCAAGGTCGTCCAAGTACTTCGCACAAATTCACGATATCTGCAAAGCGCATCTGCTGCGGTTTTTTGGTAGACGAACCTTTTATTACCTGCATTTTCATGCGCGGAGCCTTTACCCAGGCAAAGGCCTGCCTGCCAATGTATTCATCTGACTTCCCTAATTTTTTTTGTTCTTCTGCAAAGATCTTCCGGATTTCCCCATCCAGCAGATCCATTTCTTCTTTGGTGAGCATGTCTTCTGCCACTCCTTTTTTCCTCCTATGTAGCAGATTTTTTCTTCTTCTAACAATAGAAGATAAAATCTTACTTGACAAGGGAAACTTTTTTCTTCACAGTTGTCACCAACTGAGCGGGCCTTCCCCTCCGGTGTACTGGGGAACGCGAGCGGTCTTGCGGAGTAGGCCGCGTTCGTCGAGGGCGAAAACCGGACCGACGTAAAATGGAGCCGGGGACATGAAAGGGGCCGTGGGAACTCAGGGAAGAGTGACCGACCTTTCCGCCTCCCTTCCTCCCACCGCTGTGGGGGGAAAGGGGGGCTTTTCAGAAGCCGGAGAATCTAGGGAAGAGTGAAAAGACAAAAGAGATCCAGAATTTCCTTTATGTCTTTCATTCTTCAGTGGAAGGCGCAGCGCCTCCCGGTATTTGACAAAAAGCCCCGATGACTCCCCGACCGCCGCCGCGCCACCGGTCACAAAACCGACCCCGACGCCGGGCAAGGATGAGGGAAACGGCCCCGGGCCGATCCCAGGGCCGCCGCCGCGGACGCCTGCCTGTCTTCTCCAGCGCACGCGGACAACTTTTTCAGCTTCAATTCCAGCTTCTTACATTTTGCAAGAAGCTGGGCAGAAACGAAAAAACTCGGTTTGGTTGGTATGGGACTCCCGAAACCCGCCGACGCCCAGCGCGTTTTTCAGCGCCTTTGCTCGTCCGCGCCCCTTCCATGCCGGGCCAGCGTTTTTCTTCTCATCTCATCCTCCGCCTTCCCTGCCGTCGCGTGCCTTCCCGCTGCTCTCCGCTTGCGGCTTGCCGTGCTTGGGTTCTTTGTCGGCGGTTCCTTCGCGGATTCCTTCCGTGTGCTACTTGTCCGGCTTTGCCGGAGGATGTTCGCTGGAGTCTTTCGCGTTGGTGAAGATAGGTTAATAAACGTTAATTGTATTGTCAACAAATATTTTTTTTTGTTAATATACAAAATAAAAAAAATCCCGCCGAAGCGGGAGGAGCGAGCATGATTACAGGCTGGGAATATTATGCCAGCGAGGGCAAATACGGAGAGGAAGCAAGGAGGGAAGCGGAAAAGATCCGTGAAATGCGCGTAAAAATTTTTCTGATTTTTTCGTCTGTCATGTTCTTACTTGTCTTGGGGATGGCTGCGTTGGTTTGTTTCATCGTATTTTCAAAGTGTTGAGGAGGCGTCATGCAAATAAAAAGAGAAAAAATTGAGCAATATTTGAAAAAAATTCAGGCAAAACCCTGTGCATTGTGCGGTCACAATGACTGGACGGTCATGGATAGGCCTTTTTCCTTGATTGAATATGACGAATCCATTTATGAAGTATCATACCAATATGTAACAATTACTATTTGTTGCAAGAATTGCGGGAACACATTGCTTATTTCTGCCCGTGTTGCTGGCCTGATCGAACCTCCAAAAGAGGTACAAAAATGAATAAGGATAGCCGGCCGCGAATCTTTATGCCTCTTGCCTTATAGCACCTTACCGATCCACCTGACACGGCCATGTACGATAAGGCTGTCTACTTGGTCAGGCGTGACGATGTCGTCAGGATACGCGGCATTGTCTGACCGGAGGATAATGCCTTTGGCGGATTTGATGATGCGCTTGATTTTCAGCTCATCCACGAGGGTGAAAACATAGATGCGGCCGTCAAAAAGTTCCCTGTCCGATTGTTCGACAAGCACGGTGTCGCCCTGCGAGATAGTCGGCATCATGGAATCGCCGCGTACGGTCATCAGGACGGATTTTGATGCGCTGATTGATTCTCTACCTAAAAAATCTTGGCGAAAAGCATAATAGCCATCGACTTCACCGGAAATGATGAGTGATGAGCCTGCACCCGGCTGGGCTTCAACTTTAGGAATCAGTGCATAATCCTCCAGTTTCTCATCCGGAGGGAGCAGCCGATACCCGATCGTTTCAAGCGCGTTTATAAGGGCGAGGTTTTTTGTCATCCCCTTGCCGTTGAGCCAGTTATACAGGGCGGGAGGACTGACCCCGAGCGCCTTTGCCGCGCTGGCCTGTACCCCACCGTGTTCATCTAGAACACGGTGTAATGATTTGATGATCCTTTCTTCGAGTTTCATGTTTTTTTCCTGTCAGAAAAATTGTTTTTTGTAAATTACTAGATGTTTATAAAAGTTGTTTTTTTAGTTTTTGTTTGTTAATATTTGCCGCATGAAAACACTATCTGACGAAATCATCGAATTTTTGCGGGAAACTGGTCTGAAACAGGTTGACCTTTCGCGCGCTTCTGGCGTTTCGACGCCAATCATTTGCGCATTGGCCACCAGAAAGCATCTTGGCGCGCATTGTTCGACAGCCGACGCGCTTCGGGCTGCAATGGCACGCTTGAGTGAAGAGGGGGACACCCATGGCGATGACTGATCCGACGTCGATGCGGTGGACTCCGGAACTCCTGGATGACATCTGCTCAGTTTTGGGGGCTACGGGAGGCGCGTACAACCGGCGCGAGCTGGTGGAACGCGCCTGCGCCTATTTCATCGCCGTTCTGCGTGCCGTTCCTGATTCGAATCTGCTGCCAGGATACGATGCGGCGAAAGATCGTGCAGTCACACGATAAAGCGGAGCGTGTGACGATGTTTCAAAAGCGTCTTGATGATCGTACATGCCCAATCTGCGGCGTGAGTTATCATCCAACATCCAGGGAACAGGTAACATGCGGAAAATTCTGCGCGCGGGTCTGGCTTACGGCGATCCGCTTGTACCAGTACAAGCACAAAGGCACATCAAGAGATGAATGTGCGCAGATTCTGCGCGATGGCGGAATGGACCTTGAGCCGATCAAGAAAACGGTCGCCGAGAGGATGGGCCAGGAAGCGTCCGCCAAAGAAAAAATGCTCACCAGGCGGAAATGCCATGGCTGGATCGATCGGTCCGGGAAGCTGCATCCGTGCAGCCGCATGATCACGGATTACCGATGCTCGGCGTGCTGGGCAAAAACGCGGGCGAACGCCGGATGCGGCGACTGGGGAGATGGAGATGATTGAATTGCCTTGTGTCAAATTTGCCGTCGATTGTCCGTTTTTGGACGGCAGGAAGGGATATCTTGTCTGCTACGGCGTGCGCGGCGGGAAAAAGCTGGCGGCGCTCAAGGACTGCCCGCAGCTTGAAGTGGCGCGGGCGGAATGGGTGAAGGCAAACAAAAAAGCCCCTGCGGCAACAGGGGCGAAACAGATAAACAAGCCATGAACTGGAGAAAAGCATAATGGATGAACAGAAAAAAGTCAACGGGCTGATTCTCTATCCGGAGATGAAGCCGGTGTTATCTCTGCTTTCTCCGGATCAGAAAGCAAAGATTCTGGATGCTATTCTCGGGCGTTTTGACGGCGAGTCTCCGGATTTTTCCGGGGACGCTCTCCTCAACATGGCCTGGGTTGTGCTTTCTCAGGCTTTTGAGCGGGATGCGCAGCACTATGCGGAGAAATGCGAGAAGAGCAGAAAAGCCATAAATGAACGCTGGAATCGTATAAAATCTGATACAAAAAATACGGACGTATACGGACGTATAAAAGACGATACAAAAAATACGGACGTAAAAAACGTAATACGGAATATACCAACTACAACTACAACTACAACTACAACTAAAAATAAAACCCCCCTTTCCCCCCTTGATGCGGATACAAATGAATCAGCTCAAAAACCACCCCCAAAACCCAGACGGAAGCAAACAGGCAATTCACGTCCTGAGCTCGTGGCTTCAATCGAAGCCTACGCAGGCACAGAAGGCGAGCTGCATGATGCTCTTGTCGCCTTTGAGGACATGAGACGGCAGATCCGTAAGCCTCTTACCGGTGAGGCCCTGAGGCTTTCCCTTGCCAAGCTGGACAAACTGGCCGGGGAAGACGTCCCGATGAAGGCGGCCATTGTCCAGCAATCCGTGCAAAGAGGCTGGGCTGGTCTCTTTGAGCTCAAGCCTGATGGGAGCGGAAATCCATATACGGAACAAGCTTCGCCGGAGTTCCTTGAATTTTTGTCTCGCTGCAACCTCTAGGGGGATGAAAAAATGACAGATATGGAACTCAATCGTGTTCTGGAGACGATCTACGCAAGTTTCGGCCGGACAAGGCCTGCAAAGGGGACACCGATCTACGCTGTGATCGCGAAAAAGACACAGGACGTACCGGACGCGGCTGCTGATTTCATCACGTCTGCGATTTCCGATCTGGACACCATCCCGACGAACATGGGCAAGGCGATTTACGCAAAGTATCTCGCCTGGCTTGAAGCCCATCCGGAATTTTCGAAGCAGAAAGCCGGCTGTCCGGAGTGCCGGGAAGGCTGGCTCTGGTTTTTCTCGTCGCGGCGTCCGTTCGGCTGCGTCGTGAAGTGCCCGCGCTGCTCCGGTGGAGATGCCGAGGTCGTGGAAAAATACAGGCGTGCCGGCGTTGATGAGATGCCGGTCGATTTTCGGGGATCACCGACGCAATACGGCGTCTGGCGCGGCTACATCCGGCAGAGGTCTGACGATGACATCCAGCCAGGGATGCCTGATACGGCTGCTGCGCTGGAAACGGTCGGGAAAAAGCCGAGGCATGACGACAGGCGAGAGGCCGTCCTGACGGAATGGGAACAGGCCGATTATGCGGTTCCATGGCAATAAATGCGCGTCCTGCCCTGGCTCATGGGCAGGACCGATGGGAGAAGACTGCGGGATGTGCGAAGAAGGACGAAATGAAGACATGCTGAGCTTGCGGAAGCAGCGCCAGATCGTCGGCGACGGTGACGAAGGCCGCGGCGCGATGCTGGCGGAAAAAGTCGCCACATGGATGGCTATGGCTAGGCGGAAGCATGAGTGGCCGCATGATGCGGACGGTATATGGGAAGCGGTCAGCGTGCTCTCGCATGAAGTCATGGAGCTTGTGGACGCCATCCAGCAGCAGGGAAAAGGGAAGTCTGGGCAGGAAGAGCATATCGTCATGGAGTTGCTTGACGTCATCACAGTGGCCATGCGCATCCTTGGCGGGGAACACATCCGCGACAAAGTCGAAAAATCGGCGCATCTTGAACTTGTCAGGCTCATTGAGCCTACGGAACCGGGCGGAAAAGAGCGTATATCTCTAAAACGCGCAGAAATGCCCATAGAATCAAAAAATGGCAAAAAATAGATATTCATACACGGATGCGGAAAATTTTTCAGCACAGGCAAATTCTGTGCGAAAAACGGGTATGTCAGCAACAGAGCACCAGGAACAGGTCGCGCTGCTCAGATGGTGGAGACTCTTCCCGGGTAAGGAAGAGGCACAGCTTCTCGCCATCCCGAACGGCGGCAAGCGCACACTGGCAATGGCCGCATGGCTCAAAGCCGAAGGCATGACCAAAGGCGTGCCTGACCTTTTCCTCGCGGCAGGCCGACGCGGATGCCACGGCCTGTGGATTGAGATGAAACGGGCAGATGGAAAGCCGTCAGACGTGCGACCTGAGCAGAAAGCCATGCTCCAGAGGCTGCGGGAAGCCGGATATGGCACTGCGGTGTGTTTCGGGTGGAAACAGGCTGCCGATGCAATTGAGCAATACTTGAAGTGAAACTTTAAGATAAAAAGGAACACAATGGCCGACACGCAGGAAATCACATACACCCCTCGCATACTCCGCAGCATGGCGGAAATATGCGTTGAAATGGGCGTCGGGGAGCAGATGGTCCTTTCATGGGTTTCCGCAGGTGCCCCCATCGCCGTAGAAGGCGCAAAAAATCGCCGCCGGTACTCAGCAGAGGCGGCGGCTTTGCAGCTTTGGCGGCTCAAACACCAGTAAAAAGTGAAAAATTTTTAATTAAAAAATACAGTCAATTAAGCACAAACGCATTCAAACGCCCTCATGCCCAGCAAAAGGCATGGGGGACAGAAAAGCGGTGATATACTTAAACGCATGGCCAGGCCGTGCGTTTTTTGCGGGTGTGAGATCCCGTCCGACAATCCTCGGAGACTGTATTGCTCCATCGAGTGCCGCAGGGCTTATCAAAACACACATCGCAAGGTCGAGCGCGGGGAGATCCGGGAGCGGCACAACCGTCCAGGCGGATGGTGGTGGGGCGACCCATGGCAGAGGGATGACCCGGCCGTCTTGGACAACGCCCTTGATGAGCCTGTGCCGCAGTAAAAAAGACTGGCAGGGTGGGGCTATGCGAAAAAAGAAGATGACAGACAAGCAGGCGGCTTTTGTGCGGGAGTACCTCGTCGATCTTAACGCGACGCAGGCAGCCATCCGCGCCGGGTACAGTGCAAAGACTGCCAGCAGGATAGGGCAAAAGCTCGCTGTAAAAAGTTGTATCGCAGAGGCTATTTCTGCAGCGCAGGCTCAGCGGGCAAAGCGCACGGAGATCACCCAGGACAAGGTCATCAGAGAGATCGCCAAGGTAGCCTTTTCAGACCCGCGCGATCTGATGGAGTGGGGGCCGGACGGGCTTGTGCTCAAGGACAGCCGCAGCATATCGGATGACGCCGCCATGAGCGTGACCGAGGTCAGCGCCGGGAGAGACGGGACAAAAGTCAAGAGATCAGACAGGCTTAAGGCGCTGGAGCTTTTGGGCCGGCATCTCGGCCTTTTTGTGGACAAGGTCCAGGCCGACGTCAAGCAGACGACAAAAGTGATCCTTTTCGGCGGTGATGATGATGGCGGTGTCTGAAGTCCGCGTGAAGCTCCGCCCTTTGCAGCAGGATGCGCTCAAGTCGCTTGATTCAAGGCGATACGGCGTCCTTATCTGCCACCGTCGCTTTGGCAAGACGGTGCTGGCCGTGTCCAGACTGTGCCGTAATGCGACGGCGGCGGGGAGCAGATATCGCGGCGCGTACATCGCCCCGACGTACCGGCAGGCCAAAGACGTCGCCTGGGATTACCTCAAAAAGATCGCGCTGGCCGCTGGCGCGAAGCTCAGCGAGGTGGAGCTGCGGGCGGACTTCCCTAACGGGGCCAGAATCCGTTTGTACGGCGCAGAAAATCCTGACAGCCTGCGCGGTCTCGATTTGTGCGATGTCGTCTTTGATGAGGTCGCGCAGATGCCTTTTTCCATGTGGTCGGAGATCGTCCTGCCCATGCTTCTGTCAACGCACGGAACGGCGCTTTTTTTGGGCACGCCGAAAGGAAAAAACGCGCTCTGGCGCATCTGGGAGACGGCCAAGACCGGCGATGAGTGGGCTCGGCTCATGTACCGGGCATCAGAGACCGGCATCCTTTCCGATGCCGATTTGGCGACGGCGCGGAGGGAGATGTCGGAGGAAGAGTACGAGCAGGAATACGAGTGCAGCTTTACCGCCGCTGTCGTCGGCAGCTATTACGGCAAGATTTTGGACGGGCTGGAGAAAGACGGGCATATCGACACTGTTTCGTATCAGCCAGGTTATCCCGTCGTGACGGCGTGGGACCTTGGTTTTTCTGACAGTACGGCGATTTGGTTTGCCCAGATCGTGGGGCGTGAAGCGCACATCATCGACTACTACGCGGCGTCCGGCGTGGGGCTTGAGCACTACGTCCGGGTGCTCCAGGAAAAGGGCTACGTCTACGGCGAGCACTTCCTGCCGCACGATGCAGGGGCTTCGGAGCTTGGGACGGGGACGACGAGGCTGGAAACGCTGCGGCGGCTTGGGATAGCCGGGCGCGTGCTCCCGATGGGCAGGGTTGATGACGGCATCAATGCCGTGCGGATGCTGCTCCCGCGGTGCTGGTTCGACGAAAAAAAATGCGCGGCCGGGCTTGAGGCTTTGCGTCTGTATCAGCGGGAGTTTGACGATAAGGCGCAGGATTTTCGGGCGCGTCCCCTGCATGACTGGACAAGCCATGCGGCGGATGCTTTCCGCTATCTGGCGGTTGGGCTGGGGTTGCATGAGGAACGCGGCGGCGGGTTTGCGCCGCTCAAAAGGGCGAAGGCTTTGAGGGTGTGCTGATGATCGATGAGAGCTTAAAAGACAGGCTGCGCAAGGTGGTTGTGCGCGAGTCGCAGCAGTGTGCAGGGCGGCAGGGATCCGAGCTTTCCGAGACGCGGAGCCGGCTGAAGAGGCAGTATCTCGGTTACGGTTTTTCCGTTGATGACGACAGGGAGGCGCGCGGACTGTCCACGTACGTGGACAGAACTGTCCTTGAGGCTGTGGAATGGGCCAAGCCGGGGCTTCTGCGGGTGTTTTCCGGGGATGAGATCATCCGGTTCGACCCACGGACGCCGGAACAGGAACAGGCGGCTGACGACGCGACCATCTACGTCAACCAAGTGATTTTCGGACGGGACATGTTCAAAATAGTCCATGACGTGCTGGCGGACGGACTTTATCAGCGTGTTGGCTGGTGTCTTGCGCATGCGCCGACACGGACGGAAACGCAAGTCGAAAAATACACCGGCCTGACGCCGGAGGAAGCGCAGGCGGTGCTTTCCGATCCTACGCTTGCGATCACAGAGGAAGGTGCCGTTGAAGTCGCGCAGTATCCTGGGCCGCTGGGCATGCTGTGCGATCTGACCGTGCATCGTCGTGTGGAAACGCGGGACATCCGTATTGATCCGATCCCGTCCGAGAATGTGATCATCAGCTCCGATGCGCGGGACGTGGAGCATGCGCGGTTTATCGCGCACTGGGAACGGCGGACGGCGTCCGATCTGCGGAAAGACGGCTATACGCAAGAGCTCATCGATGAGCTGCCCGTTTTTGACCATGCCGACGAGATGCCGGAAACAGTGGTCGGGCGGCGCGTGAACTCCGAGAGCGACGAGACGGACGACGGCAGGGAAGGCGCTGCGCGGGAATACCAGATTTACGAGGCCTGGCTGGACTTTGACATTAACAATGACGGCATCGCGGAGAAGGTCAAGGTCACGTACTGCGGCGACGATGCGGAATGCCGCATAATGAAGGTGGAAGAATGGCCGCTGTATCGGGCTCCGCTTTTTGCTGCCTGCTCCGTCCCTATGCCGCATCAGGCGATCGGGCTCTGCGTGGCAGATCTAGTGCAGGATGTCCAGACGCTCCGCACGGAAATCATGCGGCAGTATCTGGACAATCTGGCGCTGTCTAACCAGGGCGAGCTCATTGTTTCCGAGGGACAGGCCGGGAGCGTTGAATACGACTCATTGCTTGCGCGCGGGGCGGGTGCCGTGCATCGTGTGCGCGGCGATGCGTCTATTACGCCGCTCCCGGTCCAGACATCGGCTGGCGAGTCATTGCAGGGCCTCACGATGAGTGATGAGCTTATTGAGCGGCGGACCGGCGTATCCAGCAGGACGCAGTCTATCCAGGCCGATACGTTGCAAAACACAGCGACGGGTGCGGCCATTATGGAAGAGGCCGTGAATCAGCGGCTCGAACTGGTGGCGCGGGTGTATGCCGAGACGTTTTTCAAGCCTTTGGGGCGGTATCTGCTCCATCTCATCCACAAATACCAGGACAAGGCTATACAGCTCCGCGTGAAGGGGCGCTTCATGTCGTTCGATCCGCGCAAATGGGACCCGGACATGGACATCTCCGTAGCCGTCGGCCTCGGAACGGGGAACAGGGCGCGGCTTGTGTCGAGCTATCAGGCGATCCTTACCCTGCAGCAGCAATTTTTGACGCAGCTTGGGCCGCTTAGCCCTGTAAAGCTGTCAAACATCGTCTATACCTGCCAAAAATTGGCCGAAGCGGCAGGACTTGAGGCTCCGGAGCGTTTCTTCGGCACGGAAGAAGACGCCAGACGTGCCGACGCGGCCATGGCAAGCCAGCCGCCGCAGCCGAACCCGCAGGAGCAGAAGGTCCAGCTTGAACGTGAGAAGGCACAGGCCAAGATGCAGCTTGACCAGCAGAAGGCACAGACGGACGCGCAGCGCCAGGCGTATGAAACGCAGGCAAAGATTGCGCTGGAAAAGCAGACTGCGGAAGGAAAGCTCGCGTTGAAGGCCATGGAAATGCGGCAGGAAAAGGAACTGGATCAAACGCGGCTTATGATGGGTGAACGCGGCAGCGGCCTGACCAACATCCGCGGAGTCGGGGGTATGTGATGACGCAGGAAGAACGCGAGAGAGCGCTTGAAGCGGGAAGGATTCTGAACAGCAGCCTTTTCCGGGAGGTCTTCGAAAAGCTTGACAAGCGGTACGTCTCCGCTTGGCGTAACAGCACGTTGAAAGACTCCCGGGAAGAATGGTGGATGATGCAGTTTGTGCTCGGCCAGGTAAAAAATGAACTTTTTTCTGAATTGCAGTGTGCCGCGCTCAAAATGAATGGTAAGGATGAAACAGTCAATGCGGCGCTCAATGCCGCGAAAGACCTTTAAGGGGGCAAAATGAGTGAAGAAATGACGAACACCGCGCCGGAAACGCAGCCCGCTCCGGAACTCGGAAACGAATCCGCGCAGGACGCCGATCTTTACAGCATCGACGACATCGCCGGCGCTTTTGAAAAGCTGGACGGCGAATCTCCCGCTGATGGACTGGAAAGCCAGGAAGCGGAAGCAGGTACCGAAGGCGAAAAGCCTGATCAGGAACCCGTCAAGGACGAAGAGAAGCCGGAGGAAGCGCAGCAGGACGTCCCGATGCCTGAAGGCTGGGAAGAAGCCATGTGGCAAGGCGTATCCCAGGAAGTCCGCGGGAAGATAGCGGCGGATGTCATGGCCCATGCTAAGGCCATCGCGGCAGAGAAAGAAGCAGCCATGAAAGCTGTGCAGCAGCAGGAGCAGTTCGCGGCCAAGTCCGCTGCGCAGATCCAGCAGGCGCTCGCTACCATGAAGCAGATCGTGGATGGCGAGTTTGCCGGCGTCAACTGGCAGGCTTTGGCGGATACCGATCCGGCGACGTATGTCCGACTCCAGCAGGGATACAATCAGCGGATTGGCGCTATCCAGGCTCTCCAGCAGCAGGTTGCCGCGCAGATGCAGGCGGACGTTCAGAGAAGGACTGCCCAGGAAAAACGCGAGATGGATTCTGAGTTTGTGAAGGTTATGCCGGAAATCAAAGCCATGATTGGGGCATCCTACAACGGCAAGGCGTTCGCCGCAGACATTGCGAAGTACCTCTCGGACCAGGGAGTCCCGAAGGAAGCCGTTGACTCTATTTCAAAGGGGTACGAGCTGAAAATGGCCGTGAAGGCCATGCTGTACGATAAAATCCAGGCACAACGGGCTGAGGCGGCAAAAAAAGTCGCCGAGGCGCCGAAAGTCCAGCCGCCGAGCGGTTCGGCGGCTGCGAATAACGAGGGAAGAGCGGCAAGGGCCCGCGCCCTACTTCTCAAAAACCCGAACAGCACGGAGGCATTGGCCGCGCTGTTCGAAGCCATGTAAAGGAGGACATATCATGGCTACTATTTCCGGTCAGCTGAAGGACGCGGACATCAACGGCAAGCCGCGCGACCTCATGGACATGATCTTTAACGTTGCCCCCACCGACACGCCGTTCTTGACGATGTGCGGACGGGCTTCTGCCACCCAGACGCTGCATGAGTGGCAGACCGACACGCTGGCGACTCCGGCGGCCAACATCCAGCTCGAAGGTCATGACGTCTCTTCGTACGCTGAAAGTACTACCACTGAGCTGTCAAACAAAACCCAGATTCTGGAAAAGGCCATCAGCGTTTCCGGAACCGCCCAGGCCATCAAGCAGGCCGGCGTGTCCAAGCAGTACGCGTATCAGATGGCCCAGCGCACCAAAGAACTCAAGAAAGACCTTGAGTTCGCGCTGCTCTCGAACCAGATGGCGGCCGCCGAAAGCGGCGGGAACGGCCGCACTATGCGCGGTCTTCCCTGCTGGTTCACGGCTGCCAACTCGGATCTCGGCACCGGCGGCGCTGTTGCTGACGACACGCAGACGCCCCCGGCTGCCTGCACCGCTGGCACGGCCCGCGTTCCTACCCAGGCCATGCTCACCACGCTGCTGACGGACGTATACGAGGAAGGCGGCAATCCTGACCGCATCATGATGGCCCCGGACATCCGTGTTAAAATGAGCTCCGTGCTCGGCGCCGGCGTCACCAAGATGGAGAACGTGGAAAAGAAAAAGGCGACCGCCGTTATCGACGTGTTCGTCTCTGATTTCGGCACGCTCCAGCTGGTCCCGAACCGGGTGCAGGCTTACGAGACCTACTCGGCCAAGGCGGCCTTCGTGCTCGATCCGACGTACTGGAAAGTCGCCTATCTGCGCGGCTTCCAGGAAGAAAAGCTGGCCCGCACGGGCGACAGCCTGAAAGGCCACGTCTTGGTTGAAGCTACCCTTGAGGCCCGTAACCCGCTCTCCAGCGGCATGCTGGCTGACCTCAAGGTATCGTAAGCATCTCGCTCCCCTGAGAGAGGAGGGCGTTCACCGTATTGCGGGTTGCGGTGGGCGTCCTCCTTTTTTATGTGTGCCGCGGTTTGGGGATGTGATAGCAAGACAAAAAAGAGGAGATTTTATGCTGAGATTGCAGCAGGGCATCCGCGGGATGCTGCTTGAAGAGCGGGATGACGGCGTGAGCGATTTTGTGACGGAAGACGGCATCATCGTGCGCTCGCAGGACGTTGACGACATCCTGCGGATGAACGCGGCGGAATGTAACGAAGACAAGATGCAGGGCTTCCGCATCGCGCCGACATTCCGGAAAGTCGCCTCCATCCCGGTGGCCGCGGTGGACATCGCCGCAGCGCAGGGGCTGGACATCCTGAACGACCCCGACGACATGCGGCGGTTTTTGAACGACCCGGACAACAGGGCTTTTAGAACGACACTTGAGAGGGTGTAGACATGGCGGTTGTAATGAACGCGCTGCGCAGGCTGGTAACTAATCCAAAGACTGCAAATTTTGCCCGCAGTCTTGACTATTCCGACTTGCCAAAAAACTGGGCTGACGACCCGGAAATCGTGAAGCTGGCAGAAGATGTATATGCCGAACTGGGCACGAAGAGCCCGTTTTTCAAGGCATGGTTCGGGGACTGGGAAGCGAAGCGTGCCACCGACTATGCCATGAACGGTAAGCCGGTCACGCATCTTAGTGGAAATGAATTTCAAAAAGATGGCGTGAAGATAACGGATAAGGTTCCTGCCTGGTACGAGCAGAATTATCGCGGGGAGGTCGAAAATCCAGAATTAGGCAAGGTTTTGCTCAACCTCGATGGCGTGAAGGATTCTTTAGGACATGGTTTAACCCGTGAAAAGGCATCAGGCTTTGCTGCCGTTCCTGAAATCATAAAGGAAGGCAAGATATTTGACAGGCAACCGAACTGGAAAGGCAGAGGGTGGGATTCCTCGGTCATGGCAGCTCCAGTGGATTATGCCGGAACACCGTCTATTGGCGAAGTCGTGACAAGGACAAACAAAGACGGAACCAATCAATTTTATCTGCATAGACTTGAAGATAAAAACAAGCTGGCATCGGTGTTCAAGACCCCGTCTACGCTGCAACAGCAGCACGGAGCACCGGCGCCAGCTTCAAAACTTATTTTGGGCCAGAAGGCAGACAATGTCAAGCTGGCGTCTAGAGTTGTTGACGAGGAAGGGAACCCCCTGAAATTGTACCATGGCACGGCTGAAAACATCACGTCTTTCGACCCGTCAAAAGGCAGAGCAAACATGGACATACAGGGCAGCTTCTTTTCCCCGATGAAAGAAGAAGCTCAAGATTATGGGCCAACTCTCTATGAGGTTTATTTGAATCTCCAAAATCCCGCTGATCTTAGGACTGGGTTTAAAGCGTTCAAAGCACACCAAGGAGAAACGGGGGCAGGAATTAAGGCCAGAGATGATTTGAGAGCAGCAGGATTTGACGGTGTTAACAATGATGGCGAGGAATATATAGCGTTCATCCCTGAACAGATAAAAGCTGTAACTAACCGCGGCACGTTCAACCCGCAAGACCCTAACATGTACCGAGGTTTACTTGCTCTTGCTGGCGGCGGAGCTGCTGCTTCTGCGCTTTCTCCAGGCGAGGCTAATGCGGCTGAAATACCTGTAGATATCCCATCCGAAGGTCTGCTTGGCCGTGCTGCGCTGGAAGGACAGCCGCAGGCGCAAATGCAGAATGAGGGGACAGGCGGCGGAATCTGGCGTGGGCTTTCTTCAGGAACGCGCGCGGTTCTGGAAGGTCTGGGCGGTCTTGCTGAAATGGGACCGAACGCCATTGTGAATCTGGCCATCAGCCCGTTCACCGATTACCGCTTCAGGAATCCCGGGACGGCTGCGGCTGACGCCATGGGACTTGCCACGCCGCAGACGGATGCGGAGAAAAGCGTCTACGGTCTTGTGCAGGGGGCGACGGAAGCCGTGCCTTTTGTCGGCGGCGGTGCGGCATTG